TCTTTCAGTTCCATCTTTTTTCTTAGCATCCTTATCACCCAAACCTGTTATCAATCTAGCAACTAATGCAAATATTAAAACACCAGCAGCCAAAGCCATCATTCCAACACCCATAGAAACAGCGACGCCCACTCCCTTTTCTATCCATTTATCAAGAAGTCCTATTCCAGCAAATAACAATCCAGACATCACAATAATTCCAGCAACCATGAGGACTCCTGTCATAACAGTGCTAGTATTTAAAAGACTTGGTAATATATTAATTGCTAAAGCAAATGATACCATTCCTAAAGCTAAGAAAGTCATTCCTAATCCAATATCTTTAAGAGTAGTTTGTCCATCTTTTACAACTTTTTTAGCTAAAGCTAAAACGCCAAAAACAGTTACTAATCCTAAAACAATTCCCACAATTGCAGTAATTACTCCCCCAGCACCAGCCGCTCCTAATAATTTACCTGAAACTAATATCGCTGCTGCAAATGCAACTATTCCAAGACTCAAATTAATAAGAGACATGGATATAGTTTTAATAGGTTTAGCAATTTCTTTAAGAGCTATTGCCATCTCATGGAAAGTCCTGATAGCTCTTTCAACTCTTTTTATCTTTCTCCCATCTCCACTAGAATGCATAAACTCATAAAGCAATCCAAGATTATTAATAGCCATATTAATCCTCTTTTCTTTTACTTTAGCAAGTTCTTGTAAACTTGATGTAAGTTTTGGAAGAGATGAAGCTAATCCATTAAAGGAATCTGTAATGACTTTTAATTTATCAATATTTTTATCAGGAGTTTTATCAGCTAAATCCAGAAGTTTATTAGTAAAAGTAAAAAAGCTCTTAGATCCTTTGTAATTTACAGAGAACATTTGCTTTAACTGCATTCCAACTCCTTTAAATATTGAGGTTTTAGGAGCAGTTCTTTCACCACCTAATTTAACATCTTTTTTATCAGCACCACCGCTCTCTTTTCGCATGGTTTGATCTATTCTGCCAACAACTTGAAGTATTTGATATAGATATTCGGTGGACGTCTGCATCTATGAATAAGATTTTATTTATATATCTATTCCCACAAAAAAAAGTGCCGGAAAGGCACTTTAGATTCTAGGTATTTTAGGAGTAGGTATTTTAGGAGTTTTAAAGCCTCCAAAATCAGTAGATCCAACTTTAGGCATTTTAGGAGCCAAAGATGTTTGTTTCTTATATTCTCTTTCCTGATTCTTGTGAGCTTTATTCTCTTCATTTATTTTTTCTTCCAAATCTTCCAGAAGATATTCAACCATATAAAATTCTAATCTATCTATTTCAGAAGGCTGTATTCCAACCCTATCTGAAAGGATAAAATAGATTTTACGCAAGTTCTGAAAATGGATCTGAAATAAGGAAAACAGATTTAATCCCCCCTTGAAAGTTTAGCGGAACGGTCCGCTCACCTCCTTGCTCATCCTGATATTTAATGACAGGATCGATCGTATCTGAAAAGATCTGCCTAATTTCAGTGAGCATAGAAATTTCAGCATTCGACCAATTAGTCGATTCATAAACAAATTTTTCATAAGAAGCATCATTGAGTCCTCTCCAATCCGGAATAACAAATGGTGCAAAATTTAAAAAATCTATATCGAAAGGTTCCCTCATTTGGCTTTTTCTGGTAACATAGTTTTTAAGCCAATTGGTAACTCCTACTGAAGAAAGATGAATATCAATTGTTTTTCCGGTCTTTTTAAAGGTTAAAGAAATACACCTTTTTTCAGGATTATAATATTTCATTAATCTTTCATCAAAAGTAATGTAATCAATCATATTTTTGGTTACATCAACTTTTTTGCTTTCAGAAACTTTTACCTGGAGCATATTTTCTCCCTTAACAAAAGTTCTCTCCCTTATTGCTAATAGAATATAAAATCTATCAACCTCCTTTATATCTTTCCATGAAGACATGCCAGCCGGGAATTTTATAGTAGCGCATCTCTCGATAATATAATTAAGCATATCATCTAAAGCTGAAAGATCATCTTCTTGAAGAGTTGACCAGTGTCGAATTTCTCCAGCACTTGCTGATTTAATAGCTATCTCAGTTCCCTCTGGATAGAATAATCCTTGTGTTGGAAGATCTGTTAATTTAAGCTGCTCCCATCCAATTTGATTTCCCAAAGCGACATGCTCTGCAGATTTCTGCCAAGGCAAGTTTGTTTTATCAGTTGGTGTAATTGGAGCTCCTACTTGATCGGATTTTTGGTCTGGCTTATTAACAGGAGTTACTTTAGCCATTGGAAGGGGGCTTCCTTCTTGTTTCTCAACAAATTCTTTTAATTTATCTTCTTCACTCATTATTTTTAAAAATTATACGGTTTATCTATATATCATTATACCTCAAAAAACCTCCAAAGTTTCACAAAAAAAGAGCCCATATTAAATATGAGCCCTTTGAGATAGTTAAAGTTAAATATAAGTTACACAATTGTTTCGTCCCAAGAATCGCAAGCTAATCCATAACCTTCAATTCTATAGATTTCTTCAGACTGATAGTTCAATTCAGGAGCTGGAATTGCTGTAATTGGGAATACATTATAAAGTTTCCATTGCCAGAAAGGATTAGCAGCTCTATCATATAGGGTCACTAGGGCCCAAGGAGCAACATAATCAGCTTTTAGTCCAGTTCTACCAGTTAGTGGATCATAAACTAAGTCATTCCACTTTCTTAGGGTTTTTAGTACATATGCACTAGGAGTTCTATTTAGGTTAACCTCAAAATTGAGGGTAATATCCATAGTGGTCTTATCAGGTTTAGCACCTGCAAACCTTCTCTCAGCCCATTTGTAGAATTGGCCTACTGGAGTTGTTGGGAATGAGTTAGACTCAAGCCCTCCAATTTGCTGAACATTTTCAAGCAATAGATTTGTATTCTCTTCTGTTGAGCCAACACCTACAGGAAGGGATATTTGAACTGTAAATAGATTCAAATATAGCGGTTCATATAGTTCTTGCGCTGCTCTCGAATTTTTCCAGTGTGGTAAACCGAATGACCCCTGACTTTTAAAATTTTCAGCCATATTGAGTTAATTTATTTTATTTATCTTAATTATACTGCTGTAAAACCGCCAGAACTAGATCCACCTGATTTATTAACAGTAATACGGTTGATAATTTTCTCCATTCCCTTGGTAATCCAAACTCCAATATCTACAATTGCGAATCCTTCATCGACGATTTCAGGAGTATTATTGCTCTCGTCCATTATAATTTCATAATTGTAAAGTGCTCCTGCATCCTTAATTGATTCAAGGATTGGGGAAATAGAATTAACTACATTAAGTCTAGTTACTGGATTATTATAGTCGAAGACATAGTTCTGAAGAACTTCATCTACCTGTAATTCAATTGTATTAAGAAGTTCTCTTACGTGTAAGTAATTATAATCACTTCTTATTGACTGGAATGAGGTTACGTTAGCGTAAATCATTATTTGTCCAGTTGCAGTTCTCTCGATAATAGAGTTATATCCAAATGGTTCTAGATAATCTCTATCATAACGATCGATCATATATTCTACTCCTGCTAATGCTGGGTTAGAAATAACTCCATTTTGATTAGCAACAATTGCATAAGGATCACCTCCTAAGAATTTTCTAACATAAGAGTTAGAAACGTCTGCTGCAGGTGGTACATCAATAGTTGTATCGCCTAGAGTATATCTTAAGAATGGTCCAAATACTCCTGTGTATCTTGCTCCATTATCTTCATCTGGGAAAGTAAATCTAAATGCTCTTGGCATATCTGGGTTACCTCCTTCAGGAATATACTGAGTTGAGAATATAGGTTTAGGATCTACACCTGAGATAAAAGTATCGCAGAAATAAGGATCCTGAGATGTTGCAAATTGAGTCATTGAAGGAGCTGAAATAAGAGCAGTAGTTTTACCTCTTTTCTTAGCTAGCCTTGAAAGATAAACTTTACCACCGCAATTAGGTCTTAATCCATAAGCCATTGTATCAACTACGTATCTGTAGTTAATCATGTCAGGATTCATAAGACCTCTTAAGATTCCAGGATCTTCTAACATTCCATAAATCTTAATTACACCTTCCTCAAGTCCAGGGGCTCCAAGTGTGGTATATCCAGGTAAGTGATTAGATGTAATAGCTAATCCTCTAGCTCTTTTAAATAAGTAATGGGTTGCTACAGAAGCATCATCAATTGGTAATTGAGTTAAAACTGTAGTAGCTGCTAAACCTCCATCAATAGCTTCTGCTGTTTTTAGAAGGTAAACTCCATTTGGAGAAGTTCCTGTTGAAACATCAGTTGTGAAAACTTTTGAAATTACATAAGTTACTCCAGGAATTCCATTAGCTGCTAAAGATGTTTCTTTTTTAACAAGAGTTCCAACTGTAATTTTAGCGCCATCACCAACTACATCAAGATAAAATTCTTTTCCGGAGACTAATCCCTCTCCATAAAGAGTAATATCTAAAGTATTATGAATTATATTATCAGAAACGTCAATACCATAGCTTAAGAAAGCTGTTGATACGTCAGTTGATACATCAATAAGATTATGTCCTACTAAATCTACAACAAAAGATGCTGCATCTACAGAAGATCCATCTCCAATTTCCCATTGTGCTTGATCTTCATCCCAAATAAGTTGGTCAAGAGCTTCATGGTTAACATTAACTAATACTCCTGTAAATTGGGTAGAAGCATTAATAAGATCTTCAATATATTGACTTGCACCTGTTTGATCTCTAAAATCTGGAATAAATGTTCCAATCCAGGATCCTACTAAACCAACAGTAGGTAGATCTAAGAATGCATTAAGTTGTTCTGGAAGAATACCTTCTGAAGAAAAATAATCAGCAAAATAAGGATCTGTTGAAAGTTGAGCATAATTAGTCCAATCTCCTTCTACAGCAATCACATTCACAAAATAATCTTTCATAAGATCATAAGGACGAATCCATTCAAAAGGAATATTTGTATCTGAACCATACCAATCTCTTGCAAAAACGCTATATCCTTGAAGGCCTACAGCTTTTCTGATAATAAAAGATATTGTTTTTGTTCCAACGTTTGCTACTTGTATTAAAGAAGTACTTTCAGCAGTTGTTACTCCTTCTTTATTAGAAGCTATTCCTAAAAGATATTCAGAATCTGCTTTCCAGAATCTTTCTCTATTGAAATAATTAACAAATTTTTCTGTGTATACTTCTCCATTAACTCCACTATAAATGTCAGTATTAGAAACAGCTGAATCTATAGATAAAGACATTCCTTGAGCAGTATCAATTGAAGCGTCCACAGGTGATGCATTAGCAGCTAATAAGTTAATTGCAAATACTGGGGATTGTAACAGAGCTGTATCAATAGATCTGTGGAAGAAAGAACCCTTTCTTTCTAATTTTCTATCGATGTCTCCATAAAATCTTTGACGATCACGAGTAGAACGTATAAAAACCGGAGCATTAAAAGGACCCACCTTAGAGAATCCAGGAAGCAATCTTAATGACTGTGTGGTTACTATAATTCTTTCTGATTGATCAACCTCTATTGTGTAGACACCCGCGGATTTAAACTGCGATAAATCTAGAGCAAGCTTTGCCATATTTTATTGAATTATTTTTATTATTTATTCGTTTAGATTTCCTTAAAAATCACTTTCTATTATTATTCTGTTAAGCTGTTTTATTATATATCTATTTCTGAACAAAGGTATTTTGCCCTTATTTTATTAGAGATTATATCCAGGCTTATAACGAGGTCTTCTTTCTGCATTAAAAATATCTTTTAATGTTTCCGCTTCTGAGTTTGCATCTGAATTTAAATACATGGCAGCAAACATATCATCGCTAGTATCTCTTTCATCGTATGGTTCTTCCAAAATTTTCAGAGCATATACTTTTGCCTCTGTGTCTGGTAAGTCATTAAGAAAATCATATAACCAATCTCCATATTCTGGTTCCTCATAGAAACGAGATAGATTTAAACATGCCATAACTGTATCATCATGTCTTGCTATTCCTTTCCAGGTTTTTTTAACTTTTCCAAAAGATCCAAATTCTGCAATAGTTTCTGTATCACTAGGTATAATTGTTTTCTTTCCTATTAATTTTTTTCCAAGTCTACAAAAGTGATCTTTATCATTTCTTGTTTTATATCCTGGTTTTTTTCTTGGAGCAGGTTCTCCGGGAATTGGAGCAGTATGGCAAGATTTCATCATAATATCTTCATACCATCCATCATGATTAGAAAATTCTTTCATAAAGGCTTTCCCATTAAAGTTCATTTCTGTAATTAATTTACAAATATCTCCGCCAAACTGATCATAAATTAAAGATTTATTAACTTTAGCCATAATCTCTTCATCTCCAATATTATCTCGGTAAATTCCGACTTGTCTCATTCGAAAAATATTATTAATTACATATTCATCTTTCCTGAGTTTCTTTAATTTTGGAAGAGATTTTAATTCTACCTTATAAATAGAGGTCACATTATAATCATTATCTTTTAATTCATCTTCATCTTTTCCTTCTGCCAAATCATTAGATAAAATAAATCTATGATCTTTTTCAGAAAAATCATCATTTGGATCAAAATTCGGATGCCATAATAGATCTCTATAAAGAGAATCATCTAATTCAGTTTTTTCTAATTCTTTATAAATATATTTTTTACCTATTCTTTTTATCCACGCCATCATATTGCCAGATAGCAGAAGATTAGATCTTCTATCAAAAGAAAGTTCAAATTCTTGGGCAAATTCTTCTTCTCCAAAGTCAGCTTTTGTTTTCTCCGCCCATTCATCATCATGGCCAGGAACTTCCCAATAATCAACCCTTTTATATAAAAATGAATTTTGTCCTTTATTAGCTTTATCCCATATCTCAAAAAATAAATTATCCATTCCATCTGGGGTAGATGAAATAATACACTGAGATATCAAAGATGATGATAAAGTAGGATAAACTGATCTCCAGAAAGATCTTGCAGTTTTTTGTTGAATATGAGCAAACTCATCAATGTATAATACATGAATAGCAAAACCAATCGCTGCAGTTTTTGTTGTTGCTTGAGAGGTTAACATACATCCATTATCTAATTTTAAACCTAAAGCAGCAATATTTCTAATACCTGGTTTTAAAAAGAAAGGAAGACCCCTAAATACATCAAGAACTTTAGCAACAATTTCTGTAGTTGTTACTTGTTTGTTTGCAATGATAAGTAGATTTCGATCAGTATGAAAACAAAGATACCATGCAAAGAAAGCTGCAATGGTAGTAGTTTTTCCCGTTTGGCGGGATGCCATAAGGATATAATTTCTATTTTTGGGGCCAAAATCATTGATAGAAGGAACCCAAACTTCTTCACCAATAGTCTCCAATATTTCACTTTGAAAATCTCTTAATTCAACAGTTCTTCTTCCTTCATCTGTAAGAAATCTACAATAAGATTCCACAAAATAATCAACATCTTGAGAACATTTTATAAATTCTTGTTCCTCTTCGTGGGTTAATTGAAAAAATATGTTTTGTCCTTTTAATTCATAATCTCTTTCATGAAAGCAAGAAAAATCTGCGTCCTCCCCAAAATTATTTCTAACTTTCTCTAATGTTTCATTGACTCTCTTAGTAGTCCAGATAGTAGATGATGCCATTTTAACGTTCTTTTAACATATATACCAATTATTCCGATTTTTCCTCTTCAATATCTTCAACATCTATGATACTTTGTCTCGCTTCATTCTGTGCAATTTTCAGTTTTTTGGTTTCATTAATTAATTCTTTTGTTCCCATAGCAACAATACCATCTTTGTTTCTCATAACGCCAGATTCATGAGGGCCAATAGCTTTAAGTTCTTCTGCTTTTTCCCTGATGTCTCCTTTTACGTCTCTGTAAGTCATTTTTATGGCCTCTACAGTTTGTAGGAGTTGCTTATTTAAGTCCCCGATGGTCTTGCTAAGGTTACCAAAGACTTCAAACATACGTGGATGTGCAGCGCCCGAACGGACCTCCTCCATGAGGGCTTCTTGCATCATCTCATTAACCTCTAATTGATAAAGTAATCCGGATAATGAAATAATGTCTACTTGCATTTTATTTTTAAGATATGGGTTTCCAGCAACCATTTCATCTGAAAGCATTAACCCCGTAGCGTTATTAACCATTCTACGGGCTCTTCGATGACAATTTCTCTTGGTTCTGTCAAAATCCATAGTAAAAG